GTCATTGCCATCACAGCATCACGTTTTTGACTGTAACGGCTACCGCCTGACATTGCGGACATTGTGGCAGTGATACCCACCATATTCCAATATTTTTGCGGAATGCCGCGTTTAGCCGCTTGTTCTACAGCAACCTTGCCTACTTCTTCGGCCGCTTCTTTTTTCAGCAACATCTTACCAGCTTGTTTTACGCCGAATGTAGCCGCCTTGCCGGCACCAAGCGTTAAAACAGTATCAAGGTTTTGTCCGATTAGGGAGCCAAGATTACCTGCCCACCAACGCACATTACGAATCCCTTGGTCTTCGCCGTCAAACGCATTCTGATTCAATGCCGCTTTCATTTCATCGGACATAGTCGCAAGGTTTTCATCCGCGCCTTCCCCGGCCCAATCACCAACCTTATGCAACCAATCCGCACCGGTTAACGCGCCCAAACCATGCGCAATATCACTTACACCTTTCCATGCACCCATTTGTACCGCATCTACTGTATCGGCAAGAATGCCCTGCTGCTTCGGTTTTGTGCTTTCCGCCGGCATATCAATATAGGTTCCATCTGTGTCATTGTCTTTCTTGCCACCGGTATTGCCGCTGATAATGCCAATCATCTCTTTGTAGTCTTTGTCGGAAAGGTAAAAGCTCATGTTATTTGCCCTTAAAATTTAGTAATAAAAAAGACCGCACTTTTTAGGTTGCGGTCTGTTATTGGTCTAATCCGTAGTTGCCTGTCGGGTTAACTACCGGCGCATTCTTCAATGCCACCTCTGTCTTGAATTTCTCCAAATCGATGGCTTGTTTGCCTGTTTGCAATTGAAGATCTGTTGTCAGTTTAGCGGTACTTAATCTTTCATCTAGATTCAATCTTGCTTGCTGTGATTGTTGATTGATTTCAACTTCAAGCATTTTGATTTCGAGTTCTTTCTCTTTAATCTGGACTTTCATTTGCTCAATCTGCAACTGGTTCTGCATACGCATTTGCTCCAACTGCATTTCATGTTGCTGTTTCTGTTGTGCCATCTGCATTTGCATTTGAACTTTGAGGATTTCCGGATCTTGCGGTTGCTGCGATTGCGCCTCCTGCATTTCTTGGAGTTTCTGTTCGTACTCTTCACGCGGAATCAGCATGGTTTGTGTTCCCATGCTCATAGATTGCATTAAGGTTTTCGCGCCATCGTACCAATCAAACGCGTACATTAATTGCGGGTGCTGACCGAACTTCTGAAAAATATCGATAATTTGCGCTGTCTGCGTTTCTTTCACTAATAAAGCGGAGGTGCCACGGGCCACAACCTGCATATCACCCTTGATTGTTGGGTCATCACTCATATTCATGTTGTATTCGTAGAATCGGCGGATTAGAGGTTTGGTAACGGCATCATCCCACTCTTTAACTTGGCGGCGGCGAACGGCATTTGCCGCATTCATCAACATAGACATCCCGCCCAATGTTGGAGTGACTTGTCCTTGCTCGCCTTGAGCAATCATAGGGAGCCCTGATTCCTCGTCCATGAATGACTTAGAAAGCTGAATAATGTTGGCTAATTCCGCTTGTCTGCTACCAATATCAAAAATCCCAAAAGCACGTTGCGCTTCAAATTGTGCATTCGCTGTTGCTCGATCGTTGGTTTTCCATAGCTTGTAAGGCGATAATTCCCAGTTTCCATCCACTGGAGTTAATACACTGCTATTCACAACAGCTTGTGGCCCTATGCCTAAAACACCGTTATCAATCATGCCGCGCCAAGCAGTGTTTAAAATCTCTTGTGCATCGCGGCAGAGGTAAGGAATGCCAAAGCCAAATACACAACAAACATCCGGCTCACAGGTATAAACAGAATAAGGAAATTCAGCGGTTTCCAACGGATTAAGATTTACGCTTAAAATCTTGCCGTTACCCGCCATGACAATCACGCCATCAATTTCCAAGTTAGCGGCGCGTGATTCTTCATCGTTCGGAATGTTTAATTTGTTTTCATCGCCCAACTGTGCATTGGCACTTTCTAAAACGCTTAACGGAATGCCGCCATGATATGTCCATAGTTCGTAGCGACCATCCTTACTCTGCGTTTCAAGACCTGAAAGTGTTCTTAATGTATCAACGTATCCATCCATATCGGAACTTGCGGTACGCGTATCAGAGCCTTCCAGTTCGCACAGTTCAAGAATACTTTCTTTTAAGTAATATGGATTTTTAACCATCGCCTGTAATTGCTTCTTCGTCACATAACTACGTTCAAACACAAACTGACAGTCTTTAATTGTTGGCGCAGTCATATCCGGCACAAAATCCCACGGCAAGACCAAACGTGCAGCAGGAATGGTTTTGCTTACGATTTCACCAACCCAATTCCCTAATTCATCTTGGCGCCACGCTTTAGATTCCACCACGTCAATCACTGGCGCACGGAGAATACCGGTTCCTAATACCGCGGCATAATGTAAACACAACCGAGCTTCCGCCGCGTAATCACATTCAAGTAACTGGTCATCGATCAGTTTTTCCATTGCTTCTGCACGCTCTTTGGCTTCTTGCATAACGGCTCGGGCGTTGGAGATTTGTGCAGATAAATTTGGATCTTGGCTATCGGGCTGTTTAGCTAGATTTGCAATATCCGGCATTGGTGTTGGTGAAATACCGTAGTTTTTATCGTCACTCGGGAAGAGCATATCTGTCATCTGCGCCGTCCATGAATCAGTTTTGGCACGCGTATAACCGACAAATACTTTTGATTTATTCGTTTTAATGCTGTCTTCGTACTTATTACGGTACTGATACATATCTTTCACCCAACGCTGGACGACCGGTTGGCGCTGTTTGATATGTTCTAAAAGTCTTGCGCGCAAATCTGATCCGAAAGCTGTGATAGCTTCCAGAAGTGCGGATTGTTCTTCTGCCATTGTTAATATCCTGTGACTGAACTGATTGCTTGATGTGGTTTAACGTTGATGATTTGTTGTTTGAATAGGTCAGGCATAGCGCCTAAACATAAATATTGATTTGCATCATGTGGATGTGAATAACGGTTTTTATCCGGCGATTCTGTGTATTTTTCTTCACCGCTAATATTCAATTGACGATAGGCATAACCTGTTTCATAGCCTTTAATTAAAACTCGACAATGCGGACTGATAATCATCGCAGGTTGCCCTTTTCCAACTAAGCGAGATAACCACCAACGCACGGCTTCTAATCGTCCTGTTGTGTTGTTCGTATCAGCTGGGCGTGCATTGAATCCGTTTTCTAACAAGATTTGAAAACAGGTTTTTTCGTCCGTTTGCGCACGCTGCACTCCGGCAGGGTCGCCAATAATTTCAATTTCACAGCCTGCATATTTAGATCTGATTAAAGGCGACAACTGATCTTGAATAAATCGTTGAATCCCCATTCCGGTAGCAACTACTTCATCAGTAATTCGCAATTGGCCGACTGGTGAAACTTGCCCAATGATAGCGGCTGGCGTTAAACCAAAATCAAGACCAATGAATGTAGGCCATCCTTTAACCGGAATTAATTTATCTTTTGAAACGTGTAAATCTTTGTTGAAGTGATCCATATAGACAGGTTTACCTGTTTGAACAGTCGCAAATTCGTTGCAAATACGAGATTTAATCCAGCTTAATGTTTGCCCTTGAAGGTTATCAAACCAGTAGCCATAGCCTTTTTTATGGTTTTCTACGTTTTCCGCTAACGGATTAGCGACAAAACGGTGTCCGTGATAGTCCACGTATAAACCGTTTTCGATATTCACCTTGACTTCATCAGATAACGATTCAACCGGAATACCAGTAATATCAATTAACGCGCCAGGCTGCGTGAAGAACGCCCAATTCTTAGGTGTAAGGCTTTCGCCTGTTTCTTCATCGAGCGCCATCTCAAACGTGTGCCACCAGTGATCGTCGTCGGGTGAGTTGGTGTCCATAATCATACCGTTCCACGTTGCGCCATCGAATCCTTCCGAAACTCGCTTTTCAGGAAAACGGCCAGTACGTGTTACCGCCTCTGTTACCAACATCACCGGTAAGAATTGCGCTTCGTTAATCCAAATTCCCGTAAGCTCCAAGGACATTAATTTTTTTACATCCTTTGGTTTATCCATTGAAAGGAACATAAACTCCGCTTCTACTGTGGTCTTGCCATCAGGATGATTGATTTTCATCATGCCACTGATTGGACTGTCGTATTTAATAGGGCAAATACTTTCAGGAATCCATGCTTGAAACGTCTTAATCACTGTTCCTTTTAATTCAGGATAAGTGTTTCGCACGCAAGCCCAACGAGTACGGCGAACGCCATCAGAATTAGGTTCTTGATTTAAGCAAATACGGAACATTTCCATTACGCACCCAACTGATTTACCACTCCCAATCGGGCCACGAATCGCTTTAACCAGCTCATTTGATTTATGCACTCTACGAAACGTAGCGGAAGCACGATAATTAATCTTCATCGCTACCTTCCTCATCATAGAAGTCGATAGCATATTCGACCTTGTGTTTACTTGCTGCTTTTGCACCAAGCTCTTGCGCTAATTTATCCGCTTTCAGTAAGGTTTCTTTCGTTTGCGCTTTTCTGAATTCGATTGTTTCAAGAGTAAGTGCAATATTGTTGTTTGTGCTATTCAAGCTTTCGATACGCCCCACCGCTCTGTCTAGTGCAGCTTCGGCAGATTTGATTAGCTTAAATGTGATTTCCTTATCTTCTGCCGTTTTGCATCGTTCTAAATCAGCAGTAAACTTCTCAATGCTTTCAATCGCCGAGATAGCCCGTTGGCGCATTAAGTCGATTTCGTCTTTTAAGCTAAAATCAACTACAACATCAAAGGCGGATTTATCCTTGAAGAATCGCGCATAACCGCCATGAATTATCGGTCTCCCCTCTAAAACTTTCGCAGTTTGTTTCGCAGTTTCATTTGCGACATTCGCACTTTTCGCAGTTTGTTTCGCGATTTCGCAATTAATTTCGCGGTTTTCCTCTAAATCTTCTTTAGATTCAATAACTTCAGATTTCGCAGTTTTGTTCGCAATATTTTTAGCGGCTTTCTTGATTGCTTTTACTTCTCTGTTATCGCCCTTTTGGATTTCTTCCATCTGTGCAAAGGCAGTTTCAGGCTTTTTGATATATCGTTTAGCACTGGCAAAGTTCAAACCTTTCTTGCGGCACCACTCCATTACAGATACACCGGTTCTTGCGTAAGACTTGATGTATTCTATTTGTAGTGCGTTCCAATCTTTTTTTGCCATAAACGAGATATAAAAAAGCCCGTGGCTAGACGGGCTGATTAACTACTTACTTAACTTTTCGATCTGCCACTCGCGGATCTTATCAATACGATTTAAGCACATATCGCGCTCACGCTTGAGAACAACTGAGTATTGAGTAATGTCGCCGTAAGTGCTGCCGTTAAATCCTGTCTTATCCAAGTGAGCCACATAAGCAGGCGGCAATACAGGACAACCGGTAGCTTGTGGTTTACCTGCGCAAGAACTCAACAACATTACGAGGAGCAATAGCGTTGTAAGGGCTACTGCCTTTAACTTCGTATGGGATTGATTTAATAACTTCATCTGATTCGCTCCGTGCTTCTGCTTCCGCTTTTGATAGCTCTAACATGATTCGCTGATTTTCGGCGGCTTCGTCTTTCAGTCTTGTTATCTCTTTTTCTTTTTGAGATAACGCTTGCGCCTGCTCTTTGTTGTCGGCTCTTAAGTCAATAATAGTGTTGTACTGGTACCGCAAAACGCCGAGCAGGCACAAAACCGCAACGACACCAACACATATCACACCAAACTTAATCCGTTTAATTAATTGTTCACCGGGGTTAAACATAAATCACGCTCTCTTATTCTGCGTTTCATGATTGCCGGGTGCGGCTTTCCGTTCACATTTGCGTAGTTTGTAAACGTGTTACACATGCGCACAAAGTCTTTATCTAAAGCCGCTTTGTATAACTGAGTTTTAAGCCGCTTACCCGATTTTTTGTCGTAGTAGTAACGAGCGCCACCGCACCCTAGGTTGTGTACCACAGACCCCAAGGCGTCAATCTGATTTTGATTCATCTCGGCACCGTTAAAGTAAAGCATGATGCAATCACCTGCTTTCTTTAGATCTTTAGCATATTGTTCCGCTATTTCTTCATCGGTGTAACGCTTATTTTCGAGAATCATTGTTCCGCCAGTAACGGCTGCGCCAATACCGTAAGTTAAAACATGAGCCGAACAGCGGTAAGGGTCACGGCGACAACCTTCTTCGTCGCCAATAGCTTGCGCACCCTCTTTGCTGATCACAAGGTCATCCGCATAATCAGTGTAAACCTTGCCGACAATAACACTTACCAAACACACCGCACCGGCTAACGTTTTTTTAACTGTTTTGTTCATTAATCAGATTCCCGTTTTTGTCGCGGATTCCAGCTCGAATTTCTTCGAGCTCCAGCATACGTTTTTTATATCTTGATTCCCGCCAATAGCCGCAAACCGTCACAATAATACCTATCAACACAGCCCATTCGGACAATGTAAGCGCACCGAAAAGCCCCGTAACCCAACCAAGAGCTTGAGACTCAATCGGCATATCCTTAAAAACCTGCATTTTTACCATACTCCACCCCGTTTATTTTCGAGGTAATAAAAAAGCCCAATCCGTTAAG